ATGATGTTTGCCTTGTGCTTCATCGAAAACTCGGCCATAAAGACGATTCCCGTGGGCCTTTTGGCGCTCAAAGGGCAGGAATCTGGAGAATGGTCGGTCCTGGTCGCTGGCCTGGCACTCTCCACGATCCCCATCGTGCTCCTTTATCTGCTGTTCCAAAAGCAGCTGATCCGCGGCATGACGGTCGGCGGTGTGAAGGGCTAATGCCGACCGCGCCGCCGATTCCATCCCTTCAAAAAGGGGAAAGGCGTTTTTCTGCGAAAAAAGGGAGTGTCTCGCAGCGTTTGCACAGCACTCCCTCGTTTTCTCTATGCAGCGACCGATCACGGAAAAAGAAGACGGACATTTTCCTTCGCACCTGGATTATTCACCTAGTCACCACAAATAATTTCAGCTTTTTTTAGTGCATCAGAAGCAGCCTTTAATCCCGCTTCATCGCAAATCTTTGGATTCTTGTATTTGCCAAAAGGAACATTAAACTGACCTTTTTTGTTGACACGATACAGACCATTAAAGCAAGTTTTATTTAAGAAGATGGTTCGTGCCGCAGCCTCAGATTTAGGCAGTTTGGTCCAATCTTGACTCCGTACGCTATAAAACATTTCGGAAGAATTCTCGTATTTTTTTAGGCGAAGAATTACATCATCCACATTGTCAGCTACTTGGCGATAGAGATTAATGAGTTCAGGGTTGCTGTCCGAAATAATAGCCTGTTCTGGTTGAAGTGTAAAAAACATTGCACCACCGCCAAAAAACGGTTCAATATACCGTCCGTAAGAGGATGGTACCTTGGGAAGCAAATCGCCCAGCATCTGTGTTTTTCCGCCGGCCCATTTCAAAATGGGTTTTGCTTGAATATTGATCATCTGTTTCAATGCTTGGTCTGCCAATGTACACACCTCCTTACTTTCCCTTATTTGTATTGTCTGTATTGTCCGGAACCAATTCCATAATGTCTCCGATATCACAATTTAAAGCAGTACATATTTTCACCAGGACATCCGTTGTAACGTTTTCGCTTTTCCCGAGTTTTGCCATTGAAGCGTGGCTAATACCTGCGGCAGCACATAAATCTTTCTTCTTCATATCCCGATCAATTAGTATCTTCCATAACTTTTTATAGCTTACCGCCATATTTACACCTCATCCCAGTGAAAGTACGCATTTGATGCTTTCATTTCAGCAAATACTGAATTAATTTCAGTGTATCACAAATTCACCTAGGCATCAATGCATAATAAGTCAGGGTAACAACCAGCGTTCATCCTTTGCAAATCCCCTCAATCACCGCCTCCTGCCCGATCATCCAGCTAATGAACTGGGTGGCGGGCAGTTTTTTCTCCTTGACCTGCTGTTTACGGAGCAGGGCTTCTTTACGAAACTCCTTCAATGCGGCCTGCGCCCGCCCGATTTGTTTGGGTGGTGCGCCGGCCTTTTTTAATTTGGTGATGCGGTTGTACCAGAACATGTACTCCCGGTCATAAGCCTGCTCGTAGTCTTTACCCTTGGCCCGGCCGTCGAATTGGCGCTTGGCGGTCTTCCGGCTGGCTTTGCGGCAGCGGTCGCTGCACAGGGTGCTGCGGGCGTCCGGGCCGAAGAAGATGCGTCCGCACTGGCTGCACCGGCGCATGAGCAGCCCGGCGTCCAGAATGCGCTGGCGGTAATAGATGAGGGCAGGCCGCAGGGAGTCCTTCACCACGGCGCACTCAAAGGGCGTTTGCCCCTGGGGATACCACACCTCCAGCTTTCCGTCCCGCCGGTCGTTCCAGACGGGGATCACCGGCTTGTCCCGGAGCCAGTGGACCATCTCCGGGGTGTACTGGCCGAAGGGCAGTGTTAGCAGCTGGGCATAGTTCCGCAGAGCCTGGGCCGCCTGCTGGCTGTCCCGGCCCCGGCGGCAGCGCAGATACATCTCCCAGATCTGAATGGCCGCATACCAGGCGGCAGCATTGGTGCCGTTGCCCTCTGCCTGCTGGGAAAGAAGCTGGGCGGCGGCCTGCTCCCGTTCTTCCCGCAGGGAACGTTTCTTCGCCGTCAGGGCGTCGGAAAGGGCCCAAATGGCCTCCGTCCAGCCCTCGGCGGCTGTCTGCCCGAACTCACACCAAAAGGCCCCCAGCGGGCGGGTTTGGGCCAGAAACAGCGGACGCTCTTTGCCCCGCAGGGCAGCCTCCACATCCTGTTCTTCTCCCAGCCAAAGCTGTTCTTTCCGGCCCGGTACATCCACCCGAAGGGCCAGAACAACAGGCCCCAGAAGCGGTTCTTTGGTTACAAAGGCGAATCCTTCCATGTATCCTCCTGCGTATCTTCTCCTGTATGCTGTGATTTTATGGGAATTATGATTTAGAAAAAATATGATTACTTACAGTATACCCAAAAAGCCTTGAAATTGCAATTCCCGGATGCTATGCTGGGAACACGAATTTTCTGGTCAAACAGTCTTGTGGAGGGGGACTATAGGGGGTGGCAAGCTATCGCTTACCACCCACCTGTACCGACTGGGAAAGAAGAATATGCTTACAGGAAAGGAGGGGTGCCTGCCACCGAGGTCATCAAGACAAACCAGTCAGAGCGATTGCCCAAAACGGCGGTGGAAAGTCTGGCCCGCGCATTGCTGCCGCAGATGCGAGCCTACTTTGCCAGCGACGAAGGACAAGCCGCCCTGAAACAGTGGCGTGCAGAACGGGAGCAGCAGGGTTGAGAACTCCCGCCGTGCTGGGAAGGGTCTTCCTTCCCAGCCGGTACTCTTTTGCATAGATTCGGCAGAAAAGGTTGTGCAGATTGGTGATAGCTTTCAGTGGTTTCCTGTGGTACTGTGTTGAGCTGAAAAGCTGCCCTATCTGCCGCGACTGATTTTGCAAGCATAGCGTTTGGATATCCACCAAACGCAAATCTTGGGGCGGCGCCCCAAACCCCGCAAGTGACCATAAGGAGGAATGCCAATGAAAGCAGTCATCTACGCCCGATACAGCAGCGACAACCAGCGAGAGGAAAGCATCGAGGGACAGCTGCGGGAATGCAAGGAATACGCCGAGCGAAACGGTATCCTGGTATTGCAAAGTTACATCGACCGGGCCTTGTCCGCCAAGACGGACAACCGCCCGGAATTCCAGCGGATGATACGGGACAGCGCCAAAGGGCTGTTCGACACGGTGCTGGTCTGGAAGCTGGACCGTTTCGCCCGCAACCGGTACGACAGCGCCCACTACAAATCCCAGCTGCGAAAAAATGGAGTGAAGGTAGTCTCGGCCACCGAGAGCATTGCCGACGGCCCGGAGGGCATCATCCTGGAATCCATGCTGGAGGGAATGGCGGAATACTACTCGGCGGAGCTGGCCCAGAAGGTGAACCGTGGGATGCGGGAGAATGCCCTCAAGGCCCGCAGTAACGGCGGCACCATCCCGCTGGGGTATCGGCTGGATGAGGAACACCGGCTGAAGATAGACCCGCTGACCGCGCCGGTGGTGCGGGAGGTATTCCAGCGGTATGCGGACGGAGAGAATCTGCGGACCATCATCCGCTCGCTGAACGAGCGGGGCATTCGCACCAGCCGGAACTACCCCTTTCGGCACAGCAGTTTCAACACCATGCTGAAAAACCGAAAGTACATCGGCGAGTACCACTATAAGGACGTGGTCATCCCGGATGCGGTGCCGCCCATCATTCCCAAAGAACTATTTGAAAGGGTGCAGGAGCGGATGAAGAAGAACCAGCACGCCCCGGCCAGGGCAAAGGCCGAGGAAGAATATCTGTTGACCACGAAGCTGTTCTGCGGCCACTGCGGCCGGCTGATGATCGGCGAGAGCGGCAAGGGACGCAACGGCACCATCCACCGCTACTACAAATGCGCCGGGGCCAAACGGCGGCTGGGCTGCCACAAAAAGGCCGCGAAGAAGGACTGGATCGAGCGGGTGGCGGTGCAGTACACCATCCAGCGGGTGTTCCAGGACGACCTGATTGCCCAGATCGCAGACGAACTGGTGGCGCTGCAAGGAACCGAGGACAGCGCCCTGCCGCTGCTCCGCCGTCAGTTGGCCGACACCGAGCGAGGCATTGAAAACATGCTCAATGCCATCCAGCAGGGTATCTTCACCAGCAGCACCCGGCAGCGGCTGGAGGAACTGGAAAATCTGCGGGCCGAACTGAAATCCAGCATCCTGCAAGCGGAGTTGGAACGGCCCCAATACAGCCGGGAGGACATCATCCAGTGGATCTCTCGCTTCAAGGGAGGCGACCCCAACGACAAGGCCTACCAGCGGCAGATCATCGACATCTTCCTCAACTCCATCTATGTATTTGATGATAAGCTGGTCTTCACCTACAACTACAAGAACGGCAGCCAGACTGTGAGCCTGGCCGATATTTTTGCAGCCTTCGGTTCGGATTCGCGGGCTGGCGCTTCACCATATGTATAGTACTTGCAGGATGCTTGATGGCCTGCAATATCTCATATTTGCGTGGAGTATACCACGCGCTTAAAAGAGAGCTGCCAATGTGCAGCTCTTTCTTTTATTATTTTACCTCATTGCATTCTTGTCCTCTTGCATCGTTGATGAACTGTATAAATTTAACGGAATTTTAGCTGACAAAACCATACTATTGTGGTATTGTATCCTCATAGCCGCGCTCCCCACTTCGCGCGGTGCACGCTGCCCTCGTCCGTTATTCATGGGCGGGGCAGTTTTCTATAAAATAAAAAAGCCCCCGGCCAGGAATCAAAAATCCTGAACCGGGGGTTTTCGTCATATACTATTCGGTTTTTGCCGCGCCCAGCGCCTGCAACTTCTTCACAAGGTCGGATACATAGTTCGCGCCTCGACTGGCAAAGACTCCCGTAAGCGCAATGCCAATCCATGCCACGTTGAAATTCACACCCAGCGCGGCGTAGAAGTCAGCTCCAACACCAAAGCATAGCAGCACGCCCAGAGCAACGGCCCCCGCCTGCGTGGCGGCGGTTTTCCACTGCTTTTCGATGATTGCTTTGCCGAAGGTCTTGGCGTATTCGATCAGCGCCTCCACCGTTACGGCCATCATAAGTACAAGTACGATCATGTTCATTGTCCTTTTCCTTTCTATCCGTTTCTGATTTTAAGTGTTTCGCAGCGCCGGACGATATCTCCCACAGAATGGTCGCCGTCGCCCAGCGCCTCGTATTCCTTGTAGCAGCCTTTCAGCGTTTCCATACCATACGGCGGAATTTCTCCGGCCTCAAGGTAATGCAGGCCCAAATCGATGATTTTCGCGCGCAACAGCATTTTCACGCCGCGCTCCACAGCTTTGTCCTTTTGATTTGTGTTTCGGATGCGCGCCCCCGCCCACCCGGCAAACGCCGTTACGATAGGCAGGAGCGCCGTAAACAGGTTTTGAAGGAAGTCCCACACAGCCTATACCTCCGCAACGTATTCCTTGGCACTCGCAAGACGCTTATCCGTTTCAGCGGCGTGCTTCTCGGCTGCGTCGGCGCGCTTGTCCGCTTCATCCGCGCGGCGGGCCTCGGCATCCGCGCGGGCGTTCGCCACTTCAAGCTGAGCTTTCAGTTCCTCTGCGCCGCCGCCCGCACTTCCCTGCGCCACGCAGGCCGCGAACGCGTCGCCCGGGGAGAGCGTCACAAGCTGGCAGCGGTCGGCCAGCACGGCGGCGTAACGCTGCACTCCCGCCACGAAGATGCGAACCCAGCTGTATCCGCCGGAGCTGCCCACCTCGGCCTGCACCGGGTAGCACACGCCCTCGGTCAGCTTCCCGCCGTTATAGAGCTTGTCCACCGCGTTCACGTCGGGCGCAGTGAACACCTCGCATTTGCCGCTCGTCACTTTCAGAAACTTCATGTTGTCGTCCTCCTTTATATCTCGTTTCCACGGACATCCGCCACCGTCCAACACCTGCACATCCATCCCCAGCCACAGCGCAGACCACACATCTACCTGTTGCGGCGTGCAGTATGTGCCCTGTGCGTTGCGCACCTGGTATGCGATACCACGCCCCCGGCTCACCTCAAGGTGAAGATGCGCGCCGAAGCGCCCCGGCCTGCCGCCGCCAAAACCGCCTTCGTCGCCTATTTTCTCGCCTTGGTGCAGCACCTGCCCGGCGCGAACGTCCAGCACGTTGTCATGCATCAGCGTCACGGTCATGTAGTCCACGGTTCCGTCAGCATACTCCACAGGCTCCAGACTTTCAAAATAGGTCTCGTGGCTGGAATCCGTACGCACGCGGGCCACGCGCCCGGTAAAAGGCGCATAGACTGCATCGCACCCGGTGTCCTTGCCGCCGAAGTCCATCGCCTTGCTGCCTGCGTGGCTTCCTACATTGGGGCCCTGCGTTACCCGCAGGAACTCCATTGGGAATCTTGCTCGTTCCATAGCTTGTCCTCCTTTACAGCCCCAGCGCGGCAAGCTGCTGCTCCACGAACGTGAGCTGTTCCAGCGTGGCAACGAGGTGCACTTCCTCGACAGGTTCACCCGTCGCATAAGCCACTTTCGTTACGCACTGTTTGCCGATGGAGCGCGGATAGGTGAAATCTGCATAAATGTTGGTGTACTCTTTTTCCGGGTTTTCCGCGTCGATGTTCTGCAAGGTGATTTTCTTCGTCGCCTCGCTGTCAGTCATAAGCGTGTAAAACTCGTCCAGCGTCATTGCGTCTGCCGACATGTGGATTTCAAGATAGCTGCGCGCCGTGGTAGACATGGACGGGTAACATGCGGTCTCGTGCAGCACCTCGTAGGCGCTGCCGTTTTCCAGTGTTATTTTCAACATTTTGTGTACCTCCGTTTTAAATCAAATAGCAGCCGTTCATTTCGATAATTGCGTTCTTGCCCAAATGGGTGGCGCCGGATTCCACTTCCAGAATTAAGTAGTAATTCCCATTTGCCGAATTGATATTGAATACATTAGCGGCTGTATAGGTAGCGTCGAAACCGTTCGCCTCGGAATAAATAAGCTGCTGAACAACATTTCCGTTTATATCGCCCAGCGCTACCTTGATATGGGAAAAACTATTTGTGATATACGCACGCAGATTTGCAAAGAACAATTTAGAATATCCTATCGTGCTAAATCCGCCAAGCATTACACGGCCGTATCCTCGTTCTGTGCCGCCGAATGCGTCTACCTTGATATGTGAGCCTGTATTCGTGACAGTGAAATATGCGGCATATCCAAGGTTCTGTGTATTCGCAACTGGTACGCCGGGATAGATAGTTTTCTGCTTTTGCCAAACAAGGTTGTTGTTGTGATAAACCTTGTTGCTGGCATTACTGTTGTGATATACATTGTTCGACTGTGGGACGTTGTTGCTGTTGTAATATAGCGCCATATTCCCACCCCCTCACGAATAGCTGATCCACAAATTGCCGTCGTAGCCCATGGTTATATTGCTGGCCCGCCGCGCATTGGACAGACGGCCGTCATTGGTGTCCACAAGCGCCCCGCCTCCAACCTTATTGGCCGCCCGCGTCGCCTCATCCGCATAAAGCGCGGCGTAATATTTCCGTGTGCCGTCTTTGTTGTTCGTTCCCGTAAACGGGAAATACCATGTATTACGATTATTCGTACTACTTGGGTTATCTATAATCGGAGTAAGTCCCGCAAGTTTTACTGAATCCGCCGCCCTATCCACCACGCCGTCTCCATC